AATCTTTTTTATCTAATGTCATATACCCATTTTTTGTGATAGGTACGTAGGCAGTATCATAAGTTAAGGTTACAAAGAGAGCGGATTTACTCCGCTCTCCTTCTTTAACTAACCTAAACGACCAACCAGAGGTTCTGCGTTTCATACATGGGGGGCATTTACCACATGGAAAGGGTATATGTTCACCCTTTATAAGTTCTTTCTTATAAAATGGTGTAATACACCTTGTACTCATATTTAAAACATTGGAGTACCATATTTAGGCATTGGCCTTATAGCACGAATTTTATTTAATACGTGACAATATAAATGGTCACCTTCAACATCTTCCACTGCAAATACACGTGTAGTAGGATTACATTCTACAAATGTTTGATTTAAATTAGGGTCTGTATCGAATATTCTACCTAAATGCCAAAAATCTAATTTTGAAGTTCTAAATTCACCTGCAACACGGCTTGGCATATATTTATATTCAGCATAACGAGGTACATAACCAAAGGTATCATTTTGATTAGATGAATAAGCGTACAACTCTGATTTAACAACTGGTTGTTCTCCAATATTAGCAAATGAAGGCCAGAAATAATCTAGACTGTCATTCTTTAAGAAAGTTTTAGGAATACCTTGTTGATAGGCAGTTTTTGGCATAACGGACATAATACCGATAATGTATCCATGTTCTTCACAGAAATAACTACCTGCACGGCCACTAGTTACAGAGATTCCATGTCCTGCCATGTTACCTTGAGGTGTTGTGTCTGATTGACCTGTTTGTAATACTTCACTAATAACAACAGGACTTTTTACACCAGTAATATATTCAGGTCTTTGTAATCTAGCATCAGATGATTTAACACCAAAATGTGTTAAAATATTCTCAATATAACGAGTACCACCACGAGCATTTTTTTCTAGCCATTCTTGTAATCTGAAAGCACGACGTAAATCGTTGATTGTTGTTGGCTCGATTGTAGCATTTGATGTATCTGCATATAAACTATCAGCAGGAACATCAGTACGTCCACCTTGAGCTCCTACATTAACTGAAGCAGGAGAGCCATTTAAGGTTGTACCATTAGAACTATTTAAGTATACAGGTAAATCACCCTCTACTAAACCAATAGGAATATCAACTGCAGCTCCTTTTTGAGCAAAAGGTAATGAGGCAGTAAAATAGTCATGTTCCCAAGCTCTTTTTCGCATAGTTAATAAACTTCTTGCAGCACTACTTCCGCCTTGGTCACCATCTTGTAATTTATAATTAACAGGTTCTATAAGATTTTGGTCTCTATAATATTCGTTATAAATACATTGATAAGCAGCAAATGGTAATGCATTAACATTAACAGCAACACTATTACTTACATTATTAGGTGGAACACCCATATAATCCATAAATCTCTTTTGTGCAGCAGGCCAAGTAGAATATGTCTGAACATATGGAGCAACATGTTCAGAGTTAGCATCAGTAATAAACTTTTCCCAATTATCCCATAAAATACGATTGGGAACAAAGAAATAGTGCATAGTAACGTCCATACGATGCATAACAGGAGCAACTAAAGGTGCAAATCTAATAAGAGATTCACATGATAAATCGAATTTGTCACCAGGGACACATTCTAAAGTAAGAATAGGTGTTAAATTACCCATATTAGCAGATAACTTAACATCGTGAGTTAAATCAAAGACATTTTTTTTAGGCTTTGATAACTTAATGGAGTTGAATAAATTCCTTGCCATTTGTTTTGTTTTTTGTTTGATTTTAGAACAATTTGTTAATAGGCGGTGACTAACCGCCTTATGTTATAGTCTAATTCCGCCTCTACTTACATAATAAGTTCGGCTTACTTTACTTCTTCGGCCATAACCGCCCTTTCGAGATGAGCGTCGATACTTTGAACGTCTACGCATTTGTTTGTTTTTAGTTTGTGATTAAAATATTTAAAAATTGCTTGGTCGCAATAAGGTCTAAGTAGCTTTTTTTCTGATTCATCAGCAGTATTATATAACTTGATAAGTCTTAATAACTGGTCTTGTGTATATAGTCTCATAATTAATTATTCCAGTGTTCTTTAAACATTGTTTTTGCAGGTTTTTGTTTTCCAGTTGAATCTTTTGAAATACCGTTCCATGCTCTACCTAATAATCTTGCAGCTATATTGTCTGAAGGCATTATACCTAATCTTCGTAAATCTATATCTAATTGTTTTAGAGTTCCGTCTTTTTTCAAATTTTCAGTAAATTGAATAATTTGGTTTTTTTCTTGTTGAGTTTTAGCATTTTGTATTGCCATAGATGCAATTCTTGCATTTGCTTCTTCTAATGATTTTGAATTGGCAACAGTTTGTCTCCAATCATTTCTAAAACCTAGTAACATATCAAGTTTTGTTTTTGATATATCGACATCTGTTTTTCGTAAGTTTTGTTCTGCAGCCTGAAGGCTATATTTTTGTAATTCGTTAGCACGTCTGTTAGCATCTGAATTTGCAGTTGTTCTAGCAATTTCTCCAGCAGTTTGTGCTTGTCTTAATAAAGCATCTTGTTCAATAACTGTATTTTGTTTAGCTAAGTTATTAGTTTGTGCTTCTTTTAATTTAATATCAGCATTTTGTCCCATTACTGCACCTATCATATTTAAATCAGGTGTAGGTGCATTAAATTTTGGAGTATCATAGTTTGTACTTCTTACTGGTGCAGCTTCGTTTGTTTGTTTATATATAAGGTTCGGATTTAAACCCGCTTCCTTAAATCTTTGCATTTGCATTTGTGGACTATTATAGTCATTTTGCATTTTCCAATCTGCAAGAGAATCACGTCTTTGAATATCATAAGAACGTTGTGCAGCATTGGCTTGTTGTTTGTTAGTAAATATTGTTCCTAACGTTGAGGCAGCAGCGCTACCAATAGCAGGTAGGGCAGCAGCTAATAAAGCAGGTATAGGCATATACTGTTTTTTTTTGTTTTTTTTTGTTTTTTATTTTGACACTTTTTTTTATTTGGTTTTGTTTACTCGTAGTGCGTCCTACGTCCTTCTTTCTCGTTTACTTTTCCAAATATATATATTTAGTGTCAATAAACACTAATATATCAAGGTAGTATTAGTGTTTTTCTGTCGCGCTTCGCTTGACTTGATAAATACAGCCATGCAAACAAGTTTGCACAGCCGTATTTCTCCGTTTTTAGATGTTTTCAACATCTTGACTTTGGATATCTTCAATATCCTCTTTTGACAACTTTGCAGTTGTTTTTTCGACTTTTTTGCTCTTTAAACGTTCTTCGATTTCGGCAAGTTCTTGACGAGCAGCTATTTCAAGTTCTTGACGTTCAGCTAAATCGAGTCTACGAGGGTCGATAGCATCACCATCTTCTCCTTCCCATATTGGTTGTTTCATTCCATCTAAAGGTAAACCTTTAGCATAACGAACTAGAAGTTCTCTAACTGATAAAGTTTGGTCTGGAATTGTTTGAGACGGAAGATTATTAATCTCACCGTCACCGACAAACTCTTTTGCATTTAATGAGTGTTTTATCATAAATCTGATTGTTTACGCTCTAATTCAGAGCTTTTATACATTTTTTTAAATTGATGTAAATGTCTTTCAGACATTACTTTTTCTTGTTCTGTAAAACTGGAAAATTGTTTTTCAATTTCCAAATCTTTTTCTTTACTTATTTTACCTATATGTAATGCAATTTTATCCTTTTCATGTTCATTATACATTTTATCTTTATAATATCGGGGCATTGCTATTTTTTTACCATCTAGCATAGGAACATACATTCGATTTTCTAAGTCATCTTTATGCCATTTAATCATATTATTATTTATATAATTTGAACCTAATCCTTTTGACATAACAGAAAATTCTTTCTGTCTATCATCATTTCTATGAATAGGTATTTTAGATTGTTTACACATATATTTTAACGTATAACCGATACTGGCAGCACTAACATCGCCAATATAATTAGTGCCAATAGCATAATTGTTAAGAGCCCAAGCACGAGTAATATGTTCTTTATCAGCATTATAAAGGATGATGTGATAATGCGGACGCATTTTTGTAGAACCGTATTCCCCAACGGCATAATATTTAAGTTTTTCATTTGTAAGTTTTCTTAACCTTTTAAAAAATTTTTGTAAATCTTTTTTATCTAATGTCATATACCCATTTTTTGTGATAGGTACGTAGGCAGTATCATAAGTTAAGGTTACAAAGAGAGCGGATTTACTCCGCTCTCCTTCTTTAACTAACCTAAACGACCAACCTGAAGTTCTGCGTTTCATACATGGGGGGCATTTACCACATGGGAAGGGTATATGTTCACCCTTTATAAGTTCTTTCTTATAAAAAGGTGTAATACACCTTGTACTCATATTTAAAACATTGGGGTACCATATTTAGGCATTGGCCTTATAGCACGAATTTTATTTAATACGTGACAATATAAATGGTCACCTTCAACATCTTCCACGGCAAAGACACGTGTAGTAGGATTACATTCTACAAATGTTTGATTTAAATTAGGGTCTGTATCGAATATTCTACCTAAATGCCAAAAATCTAATTTTGAAGTTCTAAATTCA